CTAGGATTGGTTGAGTGCGTTGTCTAGCTTGTGGATGATGTGTTTTGCATCTTGTGGGATAAATTTGCCGTAGTGCTTGTGAATCATGCTTGTGTCTGCGTGACCCAATTGGTTTGCTAGCCACTCCGCCGTTACTGCGCCCGTTGATAATACTTGGCTTGCGTATGTGTGCCGACCGTTGTTCAGTGGGCGGTATGTCACTCTACAAGCAGCTAGGTGGCGTTTCCAGAGGGTTTCTAGGCGTTTGTAGGTATAGTGGGTTTTGGTGTCGGGGTTGTACCACAACCATGTCACGCTTTGCTGGCTGTAGCTGATGTTGTCACGTTGTAGTACGTTGATACGATCTGGTTTGTGATGCTGGACAAGTTGGCATTGTGATTGTAAGGCAGCGACAACGTTAGGTAGCAGTTCTATTTGCCGACGACGTCGTCGGTTTTTGGTGGCTTTGTGGGTGTTATCGACGTAGCCGCGTTTGACGTATAAATAACCGTTGGCAAGGTCTAGGTCTTCGACTGCTAGGGGGATGAGCTCGTGAGTCGATAGCCCTGACCAAAGCATAACTGTCCATAAGTTCTTTAAGGCAGGATCGGTTTCTGTGTTGATGATTGTATCGATCTCTCGTCGATTGTAGGGATTGATGTCGTCGCTGTCTTTATCGCTAAGTTTGATGTATTGCGTGGGGTCTTTGGGATTTCGCTCATGTCTTGCCCAGTACGACCATATTGCGCGAAATATCATGAGTAAATCTTTGATGGTTTTGACTGCAAGTTTTTTGATTAAGATTTTGTACACCCAGTGCTCTACTTGTTCGGTGGTGATTTTGGCGATTTGTTTTTTACCCCAGTAGGGCTCGATGTGGTTTTGCATTTTGTTTTTGTAGGTGCGCCATGAGCTGGGGGCAATGGTCGCAGATTCGGTGGTCTCCCACACGCGAATGTAGTAGTCAAAATAGGCTTGGGGGCGTTTGGGAGAGTTTGGGAATACTTGGTTGCGGTCAAAAATGCCCATGCGCAGTTGCTGGGCTATCATGTCGGCGGTGGCTTGGGCGGTTTTTAGGTTTTCGGGGGTTGGCGGTGTATTGTGTAGGGTTTCGCGGTGGCGTTTGCCGTCGATTTTCCACCAGATGCGGATGCACGTTTTTAGTTTGTCGATGCCTGCTGAAATGTTTGTCGTGTGCATGGTTTATCCTTTTTCAGGTCGGATGGGTCATGGTAATGGGTTTTTTGGGCGTGCCAAGGGCTAAAAACACGGCTTTTTAGCCGTGTTTTTGGGCGAGGAGATAAAAAGGTTACAAAGGTGACATGTGGGCTAAACGTTTGATTTATTTGGCGTTTCTGGGGCCATAAAATGGTGATTTTTGGGGCACAAAACGGTTACTGCCCTAACCTTTTGTTTGCCGCTGTAGGCGTTTGAACCGCTCAATGTGATTTTGGCAGTCTATGCAGCGCATAACACCGCCTAGGCGTTGGCGTACAGTGGGAATTGGTTCGTCACAGTCTATGCAGTACGCGGCAGAAGGTGCGTCAAATTTTGGGGCACGCGCGAGGCTGTGCGTGATAGTCTGTTCGACGATGGTGTTGGCTTGGTCGATGATGTCAGGCATGGTTGAGCTCCTTGCAGCTTTTTCCTTTTTTGTAGTTTGCACTGTAGCAGTCTATGCATTGAGCTGTATATTTTGTCTTACCTTGTTTGTCTTTACCCGATCGATAAAAAAACTCTCGGGCGATGGGGTAATATTCTTGACAGAATGTACATTGTTTTTCAATGCCACAATCTGTTTGAATGGTTTTGGGTTTGTTCATCGTGTTTTCTCCGTTTCAGTCGGTGGGTTTTTTAAAAATCCAGCATTTAAACGTTGGTGAGCCTTCGTGGTTGCTACGTACGCTGACGTTTGAGCCGATAAATTTGTAGCGACTCGACTGTTTGAGTAGTCGCTTCATGATGGTCATGTCAGGCAGGTCTTGATAATTGACCTTGGCGGCTTTGTAAAATTGGTTGAGGTTAATAGCGACGGTGTCATCATCGACGCGACGGTGGTTGGTAAACTCGCGAATCGTGTTGAGGTACTCAAACACGCTCCAAAACCGCTCAACTTCGGGGTGGTCGGCTTGTAAGCGTGTGACGCGTGCGTGCGCCATGCCAAGCAGGGTATTTTGCGCGCTCCACGCCTGCTCTTTGGTCATCAGGCTGCCTAAAATATGCGTTTGCAAGCAGTCGATAAGGGCGGCAACTTGCGCATGATTGAGCGCGATACGGGTGTGGGTCACGCCATCGTTATGGTACGCTTGTTCGTGAAAGCGTACGCGCTCGCGGTAGGTGGCAAGGATGGCGGCTTCTTGCTTGAGCGCGTGCGCGATAAATCGGCTGGTAAATTCTAGCGGCAGGCGGTCAAGGTTATCGACGATTTGTTTTGTCTGTAGAGTCTGCCCATCTCGAGTAAGCTTGACGTGAATGATACGTGTTAGCATGGCTTCCGAGGCAGTGATTTCCTCGTTTTGGCTAATCATGATGGCAGCACGAAAAGGCGGTGAGTACGTGTCGTTGCCATTGTTTTTGACACCGCGTGAGCGAATAGGCCGTCCGTTGTAAGCGTCCTTGAGGCTATCCCATTCAAAAGTTTTGGCAAAGCGGCTTTTGCCTTCGTCGTCGTTGCGATCGCCCTCGATGAGGGCGATAGGCATGTTGGCAACTTGGGCAAAGTTTCGGTACACGGCGACGTTGGTGGATTTGGTCGGGTCGAATCCTTCGTAGTCTTCCCTGCCCGACAGTTTCCACATAAATTCTAGTAACCGCGATTTACCTGCACCTGCTTGACCAACAAGCTCAAAAAATGGGTAGCTGCGGTCAATTCCGCGGATTTGCTCGGCAAAGTAGCTGCCCAGCCACCATGCCAAGACGATTGTACCGTAGTCGCCGCGTACATGATGAAAGTCTTGCCACCAACGAAAGTCGGGCGCGTCTTTGGTGTTGATGCTCAAGACAGGGTCGCTGACTAGCGATTTGATTTCTAGCCGCCCGATTTTGAAGTAGTCTTGTGCGTTTTTGTGCGCGACTTTGCCTTGGCTAAATGCAACGTCATTAAAGATGTAAGCGTTGTGCTCTTTAGCATAGCCGATGAAGTCTGTGGTTTTGACTTCTTTTAAGCCCTCCATTTGGTGTTTTGCTATTAAATCTAGCTGCATGGCTGAGCCCGTCCACAATACGCCTGCGAAAACTGACAATAGGCGCGGTTTGAGTTTGCTGGGGCTAGATAGCTGATCGCCTGTAATCGTGGTTTGCTTTTCGCCTTTCGGAGTTGTGATACGTGTGAAGTACCACGATTCGTCTGTGATGTCGTTGCGCTGGAAGTATAATGCTTCTAGCTTAGCGTTGAGTATTTCGTGGGTGGTTGAGCTGCGGCGGACAAAGTCGGGCATTTGCTGCTCAACGTCGGCGTCCATCGCCTCCTCTAGCATTTCACTGACTTCGTGGCGTTTGACGCCGATTAGTTCGCCCAGTTGTTTGACGTCTAGCTCAAACCAGTAGGTTCGGTTGGCGTGCTCAAAGTAAAACTGTGTTAGCTTGGTGTGCATGTAGCGGATGACTGCTGCATCAGTCGCGCTGGCGGCTGTAAGCAGGTCGCCATAGTATCGGTAGGTCTTGAGGTGCTCGGCCGTGAGCTGTTTGAGCTCATGTAGGTCGTTCCAATCTAGTTTGCGGTGTTTGTCGTGTGGCGGTTGAGCGGCAACACTAGTAAACCCCAGCTTACGTGCGGCTTCGATGGCTTTTTTGGTTTCGCGCTGACCTGCTGAGTCATTGTCATACGCCCAAACCAGCGTTGGTAACGTGTGGCGGTGGCTGTCATAAAGTCGTTTTAGCTCTTGTAGAGAGATCTCTGGGAAGTTAGTGCAGCTGATGGGGCTTGCGGTGGCAAGCCCATGTTCGGCTAGGGCACAAGCATCAAAAATGCCTTCTGCGATCCAAATTTCTTTGGGTAAAATTGGGTTGGCAGGATGCCACCACCAATAGCCTTTGACGCTGTAGCCGTATTTAATGTTGGCTTTGGCGTGAAAGCGGTCGGCTTGGTCGATAAAACGCTCCCACCAGCCGCCGTTTGGCAAGCCAAAGCGGACTGTGGCTGTGCCGATGTTTTGCTTGCTGTCAAAGTATTGCTCTTGCGCGTAGCTGCCTTTGATTCTGCTGATATCTAAGCCGCGCCCTTCGGCAAGGTAGGCATCGGCGGCGGCGTTAGGATTTTTTGGGGTGCGCTGGTAGGTTTTTGACCAGTCTTTAAACAGGTCTTCAAACAATTCTTTGACATGGACTTCTAGGCCGCATTTGTTGAGTCGTCCACATTTGACCACGCGCGGTTTGTGCGCGTGGGTGTAGAGGGATTTTTTGTTGCAGTCGGGGCAGACGCCTTCGCGTAGCCATTCCCCGACTTGTTTAAAACCGTAGTCACGTTTCAGGCGTGACACGATTTCGTCATTTCTGTTCATCGTGTTTATCTCTTACGTAAAAAAAAATTAAGCAATACAGGTGTGCATGTCACTTGCGTAACGCAAGCCAGTGATTGCATAAAACGTTTGTTTGCACTCAAAAATCTCGCCATCGATCGTGTCGATTTGGCGGTCAATCCGTGCTCGGCGGTAATCGCTTGCACGATAGCGTGCTAGTTTGAGTTCATTGAGCTCACGATTTTTGCCGCTGATAAAATGAATCATTGCTGCAGATACGTGACAAATTTGTTCGGGAGTTAGTGATGTTGTGAGCATCGTGCTTTCCTTTTATGCCGAGTCAGTTGTGCCGCAATTTCAGGTTTTGGCGCAAGGCTCGGGTGTATTTGACTAACGATTTCAACATTGATGTTTGCCACGAACATACAGTCTGGGTTAGTACATGTGCCGACTATTTTTTTGAGTAACGACGTCATCTGCCGATGACTGTGCGTGCGCATTTTGCTATGACAGTGGGGGCATGTGATGTAGGCAGATGTTGTTCGTGGCATAGTTTTATAAAAAAAAATTACATTTTGGTTAGCACGGTAAAAAAGCCGCTTGGCAGCTGGTATTTTACGGTTTGGGTTTTTGTTTGTGCTGGTCTATGCTTGCGGCTATCGACAATGATTGCTTGTGCTTGCTCGATCAGCATCGTGCGCGCGGCGGTCGACTTCTGATCAAGATCGCGTAGACGCATGGCTTCTAAAAATGTGTCGAGCTCGTGTTGGTTGAGATAGACGTGCAAACGATTATCACGAACTTTGTCCCAGTTTTTGTATGTCATTTGACCACCTCCTGCTGCCATGCGTTTAGTGCGGCGGCAAGTGAGTCATCAAGTTCTGTTTTGTAAGCTGCGTCGTGCTGTTGATGCTCGACAAGAATTGTCGTTACGACTGCTTGCAGCGATGTTTGTTGCTGCACTGCTTTGTGCTTCAGATAAGTGTGCATTTGTTCAGGAATGCGCACCGCTAGTGTCTTTGTCATCGTGTTGTCCTGTTTTTACTGCAGGGGGTTTATGTTTGTGTTAAATTGCATGATTAACTGTTAATAACCTAACAATTTAACAAGCTAGCAATTTAACAAGGCTATTTTGACTTAAACAAAAGTTTAAGTCAAGGGGATAGGTTTAAAAAATGTTTAATTTAGGACTTGGTGATCGTTTGGTAGCTGAACGTCGGCGGCTGGGGCTGCATCAAACGCAGGTCAGTGAGCAGTTGGGTGTGAGTGTGGTCACGCTGTCCAACTATGAAAACGGCAAGCGCGTCCCCGACGTTGCTATGCTTGCGGCAATGGCGCAAATCGGCTATGACGTGCGTTATTTGCTCTGGGCAGCGCGTAGTGATGGGCAAGATGGTAGCTTGAGTGATGGCGAGGTACGGTGGCTTGGTCTTTATCAAGCACTGTCTGATGATGATCGCGAGCGTGTGCAGACGATGGTAGAGGCATTGGTGTCGCGATAAATAAAAAACCCCTGCACGTGGCAAGGGCTTGGGTATTGATGTGACGGGCTGATTGGTCGTTACTTGACTGGTCGGTCATACGGATCGATGTAGTCAGACTCAAGTACCGCCATCTCATCGAGCTCGGCGTATGCCCATGCGGTGATGCGAGCAATGTCGGCAAAGATTTGTTCTAAGCTAGTTGTCTCTAGTTTGACCATCGTGCCGTTTGCCGCCAGTGCGCTCAACGCGCATGTATAGCTGTGGATGCGCTGGAGTTCATTTTTTAGATGTTGATTGTTTGTTGTCATGATTAAATCCCTGATTAATAAAATCGCTGATGGCGTGCCATGTTTGCCACGCCGCGGTGATGTCAGCACTGCCCCACAGTTGGTAGCCAAGTAGTACGGCTTGGGCAGCGGCTAGGCTCAGGGCGAAATCCTCTTTTTTGGGGTGGTAGACATAGTCTATCCCCTGTCGCAGTTTGCTGTCGTGTAGTTCGTTGTACAAGATGCTCGGCAGGATTTTACTATACGCAGCTAGGTCAGTCATGTAAATAACAATGCGGCGTTTGCCTGCTAGCTGAGCGCGGCTAATCGGGAGCTTATCCACGGCTGAGCTCCTTTTGGTAATTGGTATAGATATCGTCTATTTGATAGCCGTCTATTGCGCTAAATTGACACATGCAGTGCAAAAATCCGTGCATCCGTTGGCTGCGTTCGGCATTATTCAGGTCGCTGCGTTCGGCGAGTTTGGCTTTGTACTGCTCTATTAGTTGGTTGGCTTGTAGTGTTGTGATGTAGTTCATGCCGCTGCTCCTGTTGATTGTGATTGTATTTGTTTTAGCTCGGCTTGGATGGTGGGTTGGTTTAGATTGATAAGCGCGCGTGCGGCAATGCGGTAGGCAGGGCGTGGTTCACCGTTGCCGTCGATGTCGATTGACCATTCGGATTCGATGGCGACGCGTGTGCCGCCAAATGCAATCATGAGCGCGTCAAATTCGGCGGTGGTGATGTCTGCTAAGGGCAGGATTAAATCCTCTAGCAGCCCTGTCACGCGCTCGTGGGTTAGGTACAGTGTGGGTGAATTGGGGTTAAGTTGGCTGGGGCGATCGCTGAGAAACGCTAATCCTACGTCCTGTGCTAGGGTATTAATGACGCGCCAAAAGGTGGCTTGGCGTGTTTTTGTGGGAGGGGTCAGCGGTGCTGTGGGCGCGGTGAGGCGTGCCAAGATGTCTTTGGGTACGCGCGGCGCGGTTGTCGTCGGTGCTGTGGTTGGTTTGGGTCGGCGTGTGAGCCATGCGCGTGCGCGGCGATTGAATGTGGATAGTGCAAAAGCGGTCATGATGACCTCCTGTACTTTGATTTTCGAAATTTACCCGTTTGGGGTGTCAAGAGGTTCGAAAGCCGAGTACAGTCGGCTGGGATTATTTCCCCGAAGGGTGTTGTATTCTCCGCCCTCTCGACGCAGGGTATTATACCGCTTTTTGCTAGGCAAAAAAACAGGCACAAAAAAGCCGCAAGTCTGTCGGGTGCGGGTTTCCGCTGTACTTTAAAGGTTTCGACACCTCTTAAGATTCATGGTAAAAGAAATTTTTGTGTTTTGCAAGCGGTTTTGTTATATTGTTAGCAATTTAACAAATTAACATTTTAATAGGTTGTATCTTTTGAGGATTGCGTCATGTTGCTGCTGGGCATGTTGGTGTGGGTGCTGGTTATCCCTGCGTTAGCAATTATGGCTTTTGCTGCGCCTGCGCGGTTAAATATACGCTCGCCTAAAAACCCAACGGGACGGTTTGCGCGTAAGCCCGTGCTATGGGGATTGGCGATTGCATGGCTGCTGCTGCCTGTGTTGCTGGTGCAGCTTGACCTTGTGGCGCGTGAGTCGATAAACCAGCCGACGGCTCACCTTGCGGCAACTGCCAATCCTGCACCAGCACCAGCACCAGCTGTTACTACGTCGCCTACTACCGCAATGCCGCCTGTGTCCCCTGCTGAGCCTGTCCCTACACGCGTGACTGAGAAAGATTTTGGCGTCACGGCGGATGAGTTTGGGCAACGTATCGCGCAAAAAACGGCTGAGCTTACGGGTGAGAATGTGCGTTGGCATAAGGGCGATTTTGCCCCCAATGCGGCAGGAAATGTGCACACAGCGGCGTTGCAAGAGAACGTGCTCATGAATGTAGCGATGACCGATGATGATAAGGTTAAAAGCGTGTCTTGCGTCTATACGGGTGATAAGCAACAGGATGATACTGCTGAGCAGATGTTGGTGTTGTCGGGGTTGGTGGCGCGTTCGTTAAATCCTACGCTGTCTAATGATGCAGCGGTGCAGCCGCTGATGGATATTACCAAATCGGCATTTGCTGAGTATCAGCAAGGCGGAAAAGCTATCGAGCGTTCAACCACGGCTGGGCAAGTGCGCTATACCGTGCGCATGGGTACTGGGTTATCTTTTATATTTACGCCAGTGTAAGGATAAATAATGCGGATTTTGGTAGCAGTGTTGATGATGGGTTTAACAGCTGGGGCGCAAGCACGGGTGAAATGCAGCCAATTTGCAACGCAAGCTGAGGCACAAGCGTATATGCAAAAGCACGGGGCGCGGTACCTTGACCGCGACCATGATGGTATTGCTTGTGAGCATTTGACTGGGGGTAAGCAAAAAGCGGCAAAGCTATCTAAGCGGCGCGCGTCAAAGACCGTTCAGCCCAGCGTCGTGCGCACGGTAAATAATCCTATGGGGCGTTGATTTTGCTGTCAGCGTTGCGCGGCAGTAGCGTGTATGCCTCATTGCTTGCTTGGTTGTCCCCCACAAAATTGTGGGGGATTTTTTTTGCAAATATTTTGCATTTTGATGCTTGCTTTATGTCTTTTAAAGTCATATAATAAACACATCAAGCATGATGCTTGGTACTTGTAAGTTTAATTTTATCAACGCCCATCGGGCAGGAGTATCAACATGTTAAATACCCAATCTATCAACACTGCTATCACTACCCTTGGTTTTGAGCTTGAATTATCTGACAAAGCCACTCGCATAAACGCCATCAACCCCCATGCTGTCCAAAACTGGGTCGATGACATCAAAGATGAATTTAAAGACGCTCTTTTGTCAAACCAAAACGCCCAGCAAGCCATCGCTGACATCGAAACATTGCTTGCCGAACAGCAAACGCTAACAGTCGGCGTATCATCTGCCGAACTCAAACAAGTCTATGAAATGCTAAAAAACCGTCAGTTGCACCCAGCGGGCGAATTTGATAACGCAGGTCGTTTTTATCTTGAAGATTATGAGCTGGTTGACGTACGCGCCCCAAGCGCAAAATACCCATTTAGTCAAATGAACGCTGGTCGCACCAGCAAGTTTGTCAAAGCAATGGCTGAAAAATACAAAGTCCAGACGCTTGATCAGCTTATTTCATTGTTTCGCAAAGCTAAATAAGGTGCGGCTATGAAATTTAAAACATTAGCTCGCGAATGGCTTGACGAAGTCCACACAAAACAGGTCAAAGATAGTACGTCTCTTAACGTGGGTGGCGAGGTCTCTCGCCACCTTTTTAAACGAATTGGCGACTTGGATATCATTGAGATTACTCCCAAAATTCTGCTAGATATCTTGTTGGAAATTAGCACTCATTCACCGCATTTGGCAAAGCGGCTCTGCCAACGACTTAATGCAATTTTTGTGTATGCAGGCATCATGGGGTATATCGATAGCAACCCAGCCTATCGTCTTAGTGCTTTTTTGCCAAAAAATAAAGTTAGGCATCATAATCACATTAGCGATGCCGCGCAGTTGTCGCAATTACTAAAAGATGTAGATAAAGAGCGCGGTATTAGCCTCGCCACCAAGTCGGCATTTTGGGTGCTTGTCTATACGTCAACGCGTCGCAGTGAGACGTGTCTTGCTTTGCGCAGCGAGTTTGACTTACCAAATCGAATTTGGCGCATACCTGCTGATCGCACAAAAACTGGCAATGCGCACACTGTCACGTTATCTGAGCAAGTCATTACCATCTTGAGCAAAGAATTTGCACGTGTACCTCAATCGCCTTGGGCATTTACCTCGCCACACACCAAGGCTGGCTTTAAGCATATTGATCCGTGGTCACCTTACTATCTTTTGGTAAAGTTGGGCTATCAAGGCAAACAAACGTTGCATGGCTTTCGCCATATTTTTAGCACGCATATGCACAACCTCGGAAAAAATAGTGACGCCGTAGAGTTGTCACTTGGTCACGTTATTCCCGGCGTCAAGGGGGTGTACAATCATGCTCAAATGTTCGATCAACGATTTGATATTATGCAAAACTGGGCGAATTACATCGATAGTCTGCGAGGTGTATCGTGATTTATGCTAAACTATTTGCAATAATCAATTATTGCGAAATTCTTATGTATATAATCAGTATTAACAATCATGTCGTCAAACAAACTGACAACCCCAACATTGCTTGGGCAAATTATCGTTCCTTTGCACGCGACCAAATTAATAAATCTGCCAACGTTACTATCAGCAAAGACGGCGCAATCTTACATCAAAAAGATGCTGATAAACTTTTGCTGGAAGATATTAACGTTGTGACTACCAACGACTTGTTCAATCTTGTGCTTGCTACGCTTAATTTTGATTCTAAGCGTTTGAAAAAGTTAGTTGCCGACAGTGATCTGTCTATTTCTAACAGTCGAATAGACGGCTGGACAAGAAAAATTGACGACCGTCGCTATGTAGATATGCACAACGATGAACTAGCGGCAATCCTTGAGCTACTGCTGACGGATTTACAGACAAGCATCAAGTCCCCTGCTAACATTGCTAAAATGCGCAAAAAACTTGGTTTAACCCAGGCCCAACTAGCCCAAGAACTAGGTCTCAAATCTGGCTTTAGACAAGTTGCTCGCTGGGAAGCTGGTGAGCAAGAGATGCCAGATGTGCGATGGAAAAAATTACAAGGTTTGATAAAATAATGCTTGCTTTATGTCTTTAAAAGTCATATTATAAACACATCAAGCACGATGCTTGTTACTTAAAAAAAATTAATTGCTTCCAACGCCCATCGGGCAGGAGTTAGTTATGAGTTTAGAAGAGGAAAAGGTGATGGCTGAAATCGAAAAAATCAAAGCTGAAACGGCAAGATTAATGATCGAAGCCGAAAAGCTTAGAGCTGAAACGCTAAAACTGCAAAAAGAAACCAAGCTGCAACCTTGGCTGCCTATTATCTTAGCTAGCGTTGCAATTATCGTCGCATTGATAAAATAACTACAATCGTTTAAAAAAAATATCGGGGCAACTGCTCCGATATTTTTTGTCTATAACATTTTGCTTCTGCAATCTTGCACAGCAAAAAAAATCCCGTGTTGTCGATGACAGGACAGGGTAGCTAGAAACGTTATTACCAGTGCTCGGCTCGTTATTACCAGTGCTCGGCTCGTTATTACCAGTGCTTAGGTCATTATTAGGGTAGCTAGAAACGTTATTACCAGTGCTTGCACCTGCCAAAGTTTGGTCATTACCTGCTAAGCTGTTGCAATGGCATGGGTTGTTTGGGTGCTGAAAACCGACACACGATGAGATCGGCAGGCTTATTTGCGTAACGCTTATTACACCTCACCCAAACGCGTGCATTATATCATTTTTTGGTGGTACCCGTGATGGTTTTAGCGATTGTTGGATTGGTTTTCGGGTCGGCAGGTTTGTCGCCGAACTGCTTGCCGATGGTTGCGACGAGATCTAGCTGAGTGGTCAAGCCGCTGTTTTTGCTATAGCTGTGGGTGGCTTTATCCACCGTCCATCTGAGTGCGTCGAGCTCGGCTTTGTAGCCTTGCAAGATGATAGGGGCTTCAGTGGTGATAGCAGGATAGGCATACGCGCAGTTAATCGATAGCTTGGCTTGCTCGCCTTCGATGCGTTTTTTTTCGGCCATTGCTGCGGCGGTGGCGGTGGTTTTGTCTTTGTGGTTTCCTTTGAGTTTTTTGGCAGTTTTGCCGCCTTGATCGGTTTCAACGGTGACGCGCTTGGCGGTATTTTTGTCGTGATAACTGGCTTGCACGTTGTCCACGTCGGCTTGGCGGTCTTCAATGCTAAAACGAAACTGGTCGCCCGTCTGCCGTGTGATGGTGGTGAGCGTCAGTGGTAGCCCTGTCACGCTGATGTTGGCATAGGGTTTAAAAATCAGCAGTTTGCCGTGCTTGATATTGACTGCCGCGCCAAACAGCCAACATAGTCGCGTGAGCAAATGCAAGTCAGACTCGTCGGTTTGGTCAATATGCCCGACATTGATAACTGCCAAGTCAGCAGTGATGGACAGCTGTAGTTCGTGGCGTTGTGCAATCTGTTGCGCGATGTCGCCCAGCGTTTTGTTGTGATAGCTCTGGCTGCGCCCTGCTTTCAGACTGCGCTTCATGTCTGCCGATTTGGCTTTGATGGTGAGAGTGTCGGGCGTACCGCTCCACTCAATGCTATCGACGATGTAGCTGCCCATGTCGTGTATGCCTGCGTCGATGTAGCCCAGCCAACATTGCAGCGTGACACCGCGCTTAGGCATGGCAAGTTTGCCGTCGTGGTCGTCAAGCGTCAGTGATAGCTCGTCCGCGTCACCTGTTTTGTTGTCGGTGATGGTTAGCGAGATGATACGCGCCATCACCATGTCATTGAGCGGCTTGTCGTCAGCAGTCAGGCGGATAATTGGCGTGCGAAGCATTAATCATCCCTTTTTTTTATCTCTTTGTAGACGTCATATATATCTTTTAACTTAAATATACTCACACCGAGTATAAAAAATACGCCCAATAAAATAATATTGCCCATAGGCGCACTCCCGAAATCACCTAAATCTATGTTGATAAAATTCATCATATACTACCTGTTCTAAGTGGTTTAATTTTTTGGTTTGTTTTACAAGCCAGTGTAACTGGTGTTAAAAACAAGTACCAAATTTCATATCACCTAGTTTGATACAGGTCGCTTATGCCGATTAGGGGGTGTTCCAACCCTTTTATTAATTCGTATTTGGAATATCTGGTGGCTTGTCCGCTTGGATGCGGTTGTCGTCAATACGGGTTAGTTTGAGTGTGCCGTCGATTTTTTGAGGTACGCCTTGGATGGTTAGATAATTGCGCGTCTCGTCAATGCTGTCGATAGCAAACACGCCGTAAATATAGCCTGTGCCATCGATGAGCACATAGCCTGCGCCTGTGTCCGCCATCTCGGATAGATCGTCAATGGATTGGCGGTTGCCAAAGCCGTGGGCTTGGTAGATAACAAAGGGGATGCTGATGGTCTCCTCACCTACCCCTGTGAATTGATAGCGGTCGCGGCCTTGTGCGACGGCGTTGCTGGCATAGCTCCACGCGCGGTTACGCTGGAGCTGGTCAAACGTCAGGGTGTCTGTCGAAAATACAAATTGTCCTAAGGCTAAAATCATCTACCACGTCTCGGGAAGGTCATACAAGGCGGTGTTTTGGGGTGCGCGTGCTTTGGCAACTTCCGCGGCAACCAGCTGGGCGATGTCCTGCGCAGATTGGTTGGGCGTGGCATACACGTTGATGGTGATTGGGGCTGCGGTGACGGGCTGCTGGGCGGCTAGGCTTGCGCTAATCGGGGCGCGGCTGTCAAAGCGGATAGCCGATGTGTCGAGCGCGTCACGCATGGCGGTGCTGGTGCTCAAGATAGCAGCGACGGGCGACTGGTTGGCAATAAGGCCGTTGTGCAAGCCCTGCATGATATTGTCACCAAACCCGAAAAACACACGGCTGGGTGAATGGATGCCCATCATCCCTGCAAACGCCGATTTGACCTGCGCGGCGGCGGTTTGGATGCTGGCAACGACGCTTTGGACACGGCTTGCGATGCCGTTGCGCAAACCGTCCATGATTTGTCCACCCATGGCTGACATTCGGGCAGGCAGTCCTGCTAAAAATGACATAAAGCGGCTAGGTAGGCTGGCAACATAAGCGACGGCTTGACCGCCGTGGGCGACAACCATGGCTGCAAATGTACCGATGGCGTTACCCACGGCGGATAGTGCCCACGCCAATCCGCCCACCAGTCCTGCAACGGCTTGCGTGATTAGGCTGACGATTGAGCCAAGTACCTGCCCAAAGGCGCGTCCTGCGTTGGCAGTGGAGTTGAGCTGGGTTTGGGTGAATTGTGCTGGGGTAATCAACCACATAAACGCCCCTGCCAGTTGTTGTAAGCCTGCGACAATCATGTCAAAAACAGCGCGCAATGGCGCAAACGCTTGGCTTAATATCCCCCACAACTGCATAAGTGTGGCTTGCACGGGTGCAACACCTGCTAAAAATCCCTGCCACAATCCGCTAAAAAACGCCTTGATGGGCTGCCAATAGTGATAAATCAGCAATGCCGCGACAGCGATGGCGGCAATTGCTGCACCGATGGGCGTGGCAATCAGTGCACGTGCGATGCTAAGCAGCCCCGTGCGTAAGACTGCAAATGCGCCTCGCGCAATGTTGGCAAGGCTGCTGATGCTGGGCGCAAGGCTGGCTAGGCGGCTGCCAATACTAGCAAAAATGCCAAGGTTTGCCCGTGCCAAAATGCCAATGTTGGTAATAAGCAGCCGCAATGTAATCAGCGGCATCAGCACTGTGCCGATGGTGATGCCGAGTGTGCCGAACACCACCAATCCACCCGCGATAGCCATCAGTCCTACCCCGATGGCACGGGTTAGATTTGGGTAACGCTCCATAATAGCTGTCATGCCCTGTAGGGCTTGGGTGGCGGTCTGTATCGCGCCTGTATACGCTGGTAGCACCGCTGTGCCAAACGCAAGGTATGCGTCATGTAGCTTGGCGCGTGCATCAAGCTCTTGCCCGACAGCGGTGTTGCGTGCTTTGGCATCTAACGCGTCGATGTTGTCCGCGCCTTCGTTGAGACGCGCGTTTTTGTGAATTTGCGCTCGCTGCATGTACATTTGCGAAAATAGGTTGGCCGCGGTGCGGTTGGAGAAGATACTGCCAATTGCGTCCATCACATCACGCTCTTCGGTGATGCCTTTGGCGTTGATAGCTGGGATTAAGACCTGCTCCATCCACGCAAATTGGTTGTCGCGGAATAGCTCGGCATTTTTGATAGCACCGATATCTAAAAATGCCAGCTGTCCAGCTTTGTCTTCCTTCACTTTGCTGCGATCGCCAATGAGATCAAATTTTTGCAGGTTGCCCAGCGCGCGTTTGGTTGTGCGACCTTGGTACAAGTTTTGGTATGCCGACATGAGGGCTGTACCTGTGCGATGGCCGCCCATCTCCTGCACCATTGGCTCAAGCATATAATAAAACGCCTTGTTGTCCATTAATTTGGCGGCAACACCGCCTGTTTTGATGGTGTTGAGCCACTCCTCGGCTTGGACGCGGCCGCCTGTGGCGGTGATGACTTGCTGAATGATGTTGGCTTGCTCTTTAAATGCGGCTTGGCTTTTGAGCCCGTTGCGCATTTCGATGACTTTGAGCATGTCCATGAATTTTTTTTCGTTTTCTGCGCCGTGTTCGTTGCCATACATCGCTTGATTGGCAAATTTCATTTTAGACAGCATGGGTGCTGCCCATTCTGCGTGATGTTCGTCAGCAAAAACGGTCATCGCATCGCGCATAAGTTCAAGATTTTCGGTTGTCGATGTGCCATAGGTTGTCATTGCCTTGGCAAACTTAATGGAGTCTTTGGTGGCTTTGTCGCCCAAGCCCAATGATGCAACGCGCGTCATCTCTGTTTGGTAGCGTTTTGCCTCGTTCATCGGCTTAGATAACGCGTAACCCAGCCCCATGCCCGATGCCAACGCGCCATAGCCGCTACTGCGCATGTCAGCGGCTTTATTGCGTGCGTTTTGGGCTTGGTTTTGGGCGCGATTGAGGGCGTTTTGGGTGTCTCGCAAGCGGTTGAGGGCGGCGCGTTGGCGGTCGATGTCTGCGGTGGCACGTGCAATGCGGCTTTGTAATTGTGCTTGCGATTGTCCAAAGCGTTGGGTGTTAAAGCCTGCCTGTTGCAATGCTTGCCCTAGCTGCGACATTTGGGCGCGGTAGCTGGCTTGGCGTGCATTGAGCTGGGCTAGCTGGTTTTGTAGCCGCTGTAGGCTGGCTTGTTGGCGTTTGGTTGGGTTGTCGGTGGCGGCAATCGCTGCCGCCAGTGTGCGCTCGGCTTCGGCAACTTGTTTGATTTTGGCTTGTAGTTCGCGCAGGTTGCCGCCAATCTTGGTGAGTTTGGCGGCCTTGTCCAGTGTAGATTGCATTTGCTGCACGGACTTTTGTGCCGCTGCCATGTCTTGCTGCATGCGCTTGGCTTGCTGTGAGATGGCCGACAGCGGTTTGCTGATGGCATCGGTGAGACGGAGCGTGGCTGATAAGTCAAGATTGGCTGCCATATGTGCGCTTATTTTTTAACTTGTGAGCGTTCGCGTGCTTTGTCATGCCATGTCATGAGTTCGTCAAGCGGCATGGCATGGCAGGTATCTGGTGTCCAATGGAATACGACGGCTAGATCGGCGATGATATCATCGATGCTGTCGGGGAGCGATCGCTCGGACTGGCGAAAAAATTGACCACCGCCGTGCATAGTTTGGTCATGTCAGACAGGTCTAAGTCGGCAACGTCGCGCTCTGTTAGGGCTGGGCTGCTCACACGCGGAATTAGTTTAATCATGGCATTGACATCAATTTGCATGACTTCTGCCAGAGATAGTCCGCGCAGGTCGCCTGTTTTTGGTTTGCGGATGGTGATGGTGTCAATGCTGGTGTCACCGCGCGTGATGGGGTTATCAAGGGTGACGCTGTCGCTATCGGGGTGTTGTAGATCAAGCATGTTATAGTCCTAACAGATTGTTAATTTGGCTGGTTTTATCAACACCGCCGACGATATAGACGCCATTTACGACGTCAATTTCTAGCAGCTGTACACCGTCATCAACGATGCGCAAATAAGTGACGGTGTATTCAATTTCTTGTTCGTTGATGTTGCCCAACTCCATTTCGCCCAGTTTAAGGCTGGTGGCAGAGCCGCGCATATAGACTTCGCGGACAACGTGTTCGCAGATGTCTTGGCGTTCATACGCACCGACATAACGGATCGGCAGGTCATTGACGCTGCACTTAGATAGCTGCGCGATGTGACGGCTATCGACGCCTGTGTAAGTGATAGTGCATTTCATTTGCTCAAAACCAACATCGAGAGCGATTTCGCCAATCATCCCTGCGGCGCGGTAGTCCTCAGTTTTTTTGGTGATTTCGGGCAGCTCGATGGTTTTGGCTGTGCCTGCGTAGCTGTCACCATCGACAAAAACATTAAAGTTTTTGAGGGTGGCTGGTAGTTGTTTTGCCATAAGATATCCTTTTAGCGTTAAGCGGTTTGGGCAATCAGTTTGCTAAAATCAACCAAATAACGGTCGGTGATGCGCTGATTTAAGTATAGGTTCTCGAGCGTCGGCACGGGTGTGTAGTCGTAGTCAATGTAGAGTAAGCCTTGGGCTAGGTCTGCGGTGTTGTTCCATTCTTCGTTGTACCAGCATGACGCGCCAATCAGCCAGCCTCTGGCGACAAATGCGCGTAACTTGGCGTTGATGGAGTCGATGATGTCGCGCACCAAAATCGGCGTAAGGGGCTTGTCGATGAAGGGAAAACAGCCCTCAATGATGGTGTCAAGCAAAAATTGCGCGGTACGGGTGACGGTCTCAAACGCAAAGCGCGGGTCGTCTGAGGTGGTGCGGTTGCCCCAAAATCTAAAGCCTTCGTGCTGAATAAGGCTGGTAACTTCATGGCTGTTGAGATAACCAACTTCGGTGTTGGGGTCTTCGATGTCCCATGTACGTGGGAGTGCAATGCCATCTACTGATGCGATGGCAACGTTTGAGATAGATTTGGTGAATGACGCAGGGTTGGTTTCGTCAATCAATGCGCGGAGCGCGAGGGCGGTTGCGATGGTTGGGGTCATGGGAAGCTCCTAAATACTATATATAAAAGCGGATAGATCCGTCAGAATTGACAGAGCCGGTAGAGTCCTGCGAAGAAACCTCAGGTTTGTATTTACTAAATTCGGGTATGTATTTAATCTCAATTAAATGATTCGGTTTACCCTGAATATATGTTTTTACCCTGCCATTTTCGAGTTCAAACACGCACATATAACCACCTTCGCCCTCGAAACCATCGCGCCCCTGCACTAGTTTGATGTCTGTATCGGCAATGAACCCATAGTTATACGCCCCAGATATCTTGTTGCGTACATCAATACCGTCCACCTTAAAATATTCATAAATTGTCGGATTGGCGACATTTTCGGCAATAAAATAATCATTAGAATTATCAGGGTCTATAGCCGAAAACATTGGAGGATAAATGGAACCCACATCAACTGGGGTTAAAACTTCCCCCAAAAAAGGCAAAGGCGCACCCACGGGCTGACCCCATTCGTTCTCAATCAAATGCAGTTCACGCGCGCCAAACTGGTCACGATACGCGGCAATCTTGGCTAAATCAGTAATCAGCGTGCCGTCATCACGACGTGGCGACGCATAGACAAACGCGCGGCGACGCTGGGCAATGCTAACCAGTTTGTGTACGATCGCAGGTGTGTCAATCAGTGGTGCGCCCAAAATTTTGGGTGTAACACCAAGTCGCGTTTGACACGTTAAAAGCTCGTCCAGCACATCAACGTCGGCGGCATCAGTGACGCGTAAAACAACGACAGTCGGATTGTAGATATCGCGAATCGCTTGCAGGCTTGCAGATAGTGTGCCTCGCTGACCTGCTTTTACCAAATGGTCTTTGGTTATACCTGTGAGCAAGACAGGAGTATCGGCTGGGTACATAATGGGGTCTGCATCAACACTGGTTGCGACCAGTCCTATCACGCTGATGTTGGCGTTGCGCATGGGCATTAAGCCTTGGGTAAGTTCTTGCGCGGTAATGCCGTGATGAAAGTTTGCCATGGTGGTGTCCTTAGCTATATGTTATGTAAAAATCCCAAGGTTTGGTTTTGATTTGCTGACGCTTGCTAAAACCATTAATCTTAATCACAAATTGTTGTGCGCTGTATTCGCTAACTGAGTATGTGTTGCCGCTGCCATCTGTGACGCTGACATCGCTTGCGGTCTGGTGGGCATAGCGTGGGATGTAAATATTATTCAAATCTGCGTCGCTCTCAAAGACGGGTTCGTCATTTGCCGATTCCGCCCCTGAATCAAACAACGTCCCTTCAAACCACGTGCCGTGTATGTCTGACGTGTAGTTAAAATTGGGCAATGTCGTATCAAGCAATATCAAATCTGCTGTGCATTCCGTGCCCTTCTTAATCGTTCTACCGCCTGCAAATGTGGTTTCTAAATAGTAAGGCTGACAGTCGGTATAACATGCTTGTAGATGCGCTGTACCCGTCACACGTTGAACAACTGGTGGCACAGGCTCACTTGGTGTGGCAGGCACGGGTCTATCGCGCGTGATATTTAGCGTAGCGGCGTTACTTTGGTCAAACTTAACGCTATAGCTAAAGTAAGATGGCAAGTCTGAATAGACGTCATGTCTGTCTTGCGCATCCCCCGAATCGTCAAGCTGATAATGCGCGATTTTATACTCACCTGCTGTCAGGTTTTTAGCGTTCAAGCTATCTTGTGTTTCATACCACGTTATATACGACTGTAATTTTCCGCTGCTGTCATTGATACTGAGGTTTGATAGCTCAACCTTGCCATTGATATTGCTTGGAATAACCAACCATAGCTCAGCACCTTCATCGGCATAGATGTCAAGCGATGAGTCTTGTGCACTTGTATTGCGCCACTGCAAGATGAGTGGCACGCTATTGATGGTAGGCGCAGGCTCGGCAACCTCCACCGTCGCACTGGCGGCGATATTCGGATAATCAACAAACGCCAAACTAACTGTCGATTTGCCGTAGCCCGTTTGCTTGTAAACATGCTGCACGCTATTGCCGTTAAAATGCACGTGTACGTCTTGTGCCGCGCCGCCATTGACAACCTGTGATAGCGTGACATCATCCGCGCCGCCAACGCGTGTCATGGTAAATGTAATAGTGCCGTCGCTGTTATTGACGCTGGCTGTGATGCCGTATTGTGGGTCTCCCCAATCATCACTCATGCGCTGCCAAAATGCCACCACATGATAATCCGTGCCGCCTGCTTTGTTGATTGCGCCAAACTCATTGCCCATTGTCTTAACTGCGCCATCATGCGCGCCAATGGTGCTAAAACCTGCCAATACTTTGCCTTGAGCAAAGCGTTGCCATTTACCATAGCGCAAATCAGCTGCCACTTCGTCGCCATTTTCGTAGTGCTTGGCGGTGGTCAAAATACCGCCCACGGGGATGCCCTCAAACGCATCGGTTTTACGCAAAAAATGCTCATCCACCCACGCTTGGGTAGCAGTAACAACATGCGTATCGACAACAAGTTGGACATTGGGGTTGTCCAGCTGAACAAACACTTTGATGCGGTAATCAACTGCTGCGGAATTATCGTCATTTGGCTTTTGCACCATAGGTAAATTGCCTACCCAAATTAGTGTGCCGCTATCGTCAATCAAGCCGAGCTCACGGATGGCAAATCCGCCAACTTCAAGGGGCACAATGCAGGTGATAGCGTATTGACGCTCATTGATACGCACGACAGACTCGACGCGGCCTTGATAGCGTTTTGATACCAGCGTTTGTTTACCCAGTCTTTGGCTAAAATCAACATCAACCCCCTGCCCGACGACAAATTCGGTGATGTTTACCGATCCGCCTGTGTTTGCGGCGGCGGCGATTTTGGAGGCACCAAGATTGGTTAGCAATAAGCGATAATCAGGCATTAGACTAACTCGCGGTCTGATAGCACATAACGCTCATCAATCAGGCGCAGCTCTAGGTAGCGTTTTTCGCCTGCTTTGATGGGCAGTGGGTAGCTTGCGTTGAAGTATTCTTCAGGGGCTTGCTGGGCGGTAGCAATATCAGTAATAACACGCTTGGCAACGTGAATTTCAATGTTTAATTCAGCTCCGTTGGTGTTATCAAGCGTAAAAATTAGGCTGTCTTGGTGTGTACGTAGCAAGCCATCATTGACAACTAGCACGGCATTGCCGCTGTGGTTTGCGCCATCGATGCGGATAAAATTGGGCAGGGTGATTTGCCCGTCCTCAACAAACTCGATGAGATAAAATGGCTTGGCATCGGCAAGCGGCAGGTTAAGTGTAACGCCTTGCGGCTGGCATAGGTTTGGCATACAAATTCCTTAGGCTATTTAAATGGCTATATTAGGTGCTGATGGTGATTTCTACGCCCACGACGGTGGCAGCGTATGCGCATAAACTGGCGATGGGGCTGTAACCGATGTAAACGTCGTAGTGAGCGGATAACCGCTTAACCGCGTCAATCACGGCGCGGATTTGTAAAATGCTATCAGCAATGACGCCTTTGGTGGGGCGTACTTCGATACTAAATGTCCCTGCGCGACCGTGTGGTTCTTTTTCAAACCACTCGATCACGCTGGTGTCGTAGCTCATTGCCGCCAATGCACGTTTGACAGCACCCAGCGTGCCTTTGCGTTCGTGCACCCACAGGCTATTTTTGATGACAGCACGTTTGACTTCATCTGTCCAGTTATCATTCCATTCATCGACACTCCACGCAAATGCCAAAAATGGCAGCAGGCTATCAGGCGCGTTGTCTATGTCCCAGATATTGGCAAACGGTACGGGGATCGGCTCAAGCTTGGCAGTAATAGTAGCAAGCGCATGTTCAAGCGGCTTGCTGTTGGCAGGCAGCAGGCTCTGGTGGCGCGTCGCAAGACTGGGCTGTGTGGGGTCGGCATGAATAAGAGCAACCATTAAGTGCCCTCCGAACGCGCGGTGATGTTAGCATTGGTGCAACGCGCAACCTCGCCGATATTGACGATGATGTCGCTAGCAGGCTCAATAAGTTCTATACGGCTCACGCCTGTAACATCTAACGCACCGATAATTCGACTGGTGGCGACACGGCTGTTGGGCTTAAAGTTTTCGTTAAGATACGCGCGTAGCGCGGTTAAACCATTCTGCAAAATCAAGTTTGGGCTAATGCCGTTCTTGACATACACGACTGCTTCAATGCGATAGTCGTGCGCGGTGGCGGCATGCACACGTACGAGATCAGTCAAAGGGCGCACGTCGTCCGCGATCAAGGTCTGATAAACGGCAGTCACGGCAGCATCAGACACACCGACGGGTTGATCAGCTTGCGCCAGTACGTCGCCTTTTATTTGCCCTGCCAAATAGACATCAACCTCGGTTGGGGCTGGGCTGTGTACGGTGACATTATGCACCTCTGGACTGGCTGATAGGGCGTGAAACTCATAGCTACCTGCTGATCCTGCACGGGTCAAGGCTTCGATGGACAGGCTTAGGCGGTAGCGGTAGTCGTCGTCGGATTCGTAAACCGCGGCGGTGGGCGGTATAGCAGTTGGGTTGGCGGCTTGGATAAGTTTGCGCTCAAGGCGGTAATAAGTAACGCCAATGTGGTCAAGGTCGCCGCCTGAGGCGAATGCCAACATAAGGGCGCGTGCTTTGCGGTTGATTTCGCTGATTTTGAGCACATAGCGGTATGCTAGCACCTCTAAAATTTTGTTGATGGGTTCACTTTCTAGCGTTAAAGCCTGTTGAATGGGGTGATCATCGGCAAAGTAAGCGGCGAACTCAGCGCGCAAACGGGTGACCTCGGTTTCAAAGTCGATGGGTTCAATCGCATTGGGTAGCGGCAACCCTGTTAAATTAATAGCGTGGTAAACACTCATGCTGCGCCCCTTACGAGGGTCAAGGAAGTGGGCAAGCGCGTGTTATCCGCGCGGCGCAAATCAAGCAAGACGTTCCAACCGTGGTTGCCTGTTGCGTTAGTGCCGTCGGGATTGGTTGAGAGCTGGACTTGGCGCACTTTGACGCGAGGCTCCCATCTTACCAATGCGGTGGCAATAGCGGACATGATTTTGAGCTTGGTCGCGGTGTTGGCAGGTTGGTCAATCAAAAACGGCAATAGGCTGCCGTATTCACGACGCAAGATGCGGCTGCCAATGGGAGTCATCAGAATATCGTAAATCGACTGACGCAGATGATCGTCAGGCTGTAGTAACGCGCCTGTGGTGCGACTCATACCCATGGCAAACTGGATATCCATCAACGCGGTGCTCCTGTGCTATCCGAACCACCTTTGACACCGCCATGACGGTGGTTTTGTAGGCTAATGCTGCCAGCGACGATGTCGCCATCGGCGTGGATGTTGCCGTTTACTTGCAAGTCGCCTGTGATGAGGACGGTGCTGTCCAAAATGGTGTTATTGATAGTCAAATGCAGTTTGCTGCCGCGTGTGTCGATTTTGAGCATGTCGCGGTCGTTGTAACGCACGAATATTTCGCTGGGGTCAGTGCTGGGGCTGGGCATTTGGTTGCTATACAGACTGACAACTGGGACAGCATTGGCAAGCTCGCCCGACGGACTGACGAGTAAAAACTGCTCTCCCACGGACGGGCAACGCCACACGCTAACCTGCCCTGCGGCAAGCGCAGGGATGGGTAGCCAGTCGGTTTCATTGTCCCCGACGGCTAGGCGCATGGTTTGGTCGCTGGGATTGACAGCGAACACTGTGCCGATTGTGGCGATGTTGTGGAGTTTGCGCTGGTAGTCTGCGTTCATAGTGATACCCAATGGTTAGGCAAATTGTGACAATAACGCGCGCGGCATTAAATAGATGTGATACCGCAAACGCGCGTTTGCGGTATTTTGATTTTTGGCAAGTGTGGGTTAGCCGTGATTGGTGATGATGAGCTCTTTGCCGTTGTTGGCATTACTGATTTGGTTTTTACCCAAACACCAGCGGATTTGTCGATCGGTGATGATAAAGTCGGCAAACAGTGCGCGCGTTTCGGGTAAGTCGTTGATGGATAGAATAAATTTGCCTTTGAGGTTTAGTAGCAAATCGCGCAGGCGCACGAAGTCATCACGACTAAAAAAGTCTTTGCCGTAGTAGTCCTCGGTCGCAAAATACGGTGGGTCAAGATAAAACATCACGTCGGCGCGGTCATAACGGGGGATAAGCTCGTGGTAGCTTAAATTTTCGATATTGACGTGTTGTAGGCGGTCGTGTACGGCAGCAAGACGTGTGCGGACTTGCTTGGCGATGTCTAGGCGTGTGCGGTTGTTGCTGACGGGGATGTAGTGCTGGTCAGCGACTTTGTTGCCAAATGCAAGCTTTAGCGTGTAGTAAAAACGCACGGCACGTTGTAGGTCAGTGAGCGTTGCTGGATCTTGGGCTTTGAGCCAGTTGAACCAATCACGGCTTATTGGGGTGGCTTGTAGCTCGATAACCAGTGCGTCAAAGTGAAATTTGACGACGCGGTAAAAATTGACCAATTCACCGTTGATGTCGTTGATGGTTTCATACTGGCTGGGCGTTTTTTTAAACAACACCCATGCTGCGCCTGCGAACACTTCAACATAGTGCGCGTGCTCTGGCATTTGTTCGATAATGGTTTTGGCAAGTTTGTGTTTGCCGCCAATCCAGCCGCTAAAGCTGTTGCCGCTGGGATTGTAAACTGGGCGTAAAAGTTGCGTCATGGCATCCTCGTGGGTAGTGGCGTTCGGGACGCTCAAGACAAGGACGCTCGATGGCGTTCGGGTTAATTGACGCGGTTAGCGTCAGTTGATTTAAGGTTTTACAGCGTGGACATTTAACGGCGACCACAGCCTCACCAGCGATGCGAAACAGCAGTTTCGCACACGCATTGCAACGATAATCTTGCATAGTCAGCCTTGTGCTAAAAAGTTGCGAATCTCGCGTATTATAAGCTGTTCGTCGGCTGGACTAAAGCCCACGGTTTCGCGCACGGGGTAATTGACGGCACGGGTGTTGGGCGATGGCTGGGCGGTCAGCCCGTATTGGTGGACGGACATGACACGCGCAGTACGTCCGCTAAAGCCTACCTCGGCATGGGTGGACGAGTAGGCAGTTTTAATCATGCGCGGCAATCGCTGGAACATCGCGCCGCGGCGGATGGCGCGGTGATGGTCGCGCTTACGGGGGACAAAGTGACCGCCGTCGGGGTTTTGCTGAGCGCGGATGCGTTGGGTCATGCTGCGCTTAAGTTTGGTGGCGATGCGCTGCATGAGTTTGCGCTTTTGTGCGTCGTCGAGGTTCAGGTCGATGCGGTGTAGCCATTCGACGAGTTCGGCGTAGTCATTCATGTTATGGGCGCAATGATGGTGTTGGCAATGTACGCCCCTACCTCGTCTGACCAAACCAGCTCAGGGCAAACGCTGGTTGTGCCGTCGTCTAGTATGTTGAGCTTGTCAGACAAAAGCAGGTCAATTTGTAAGTCGTAGCTCTCAAGGTCTATCACGTCGCAATCAAACATCAGTTGTGGGACGCTCATGGCATGGTGTTCGAACCATTTGCGGATAAAACCAAGTACGTCAAACGGCTGCTGTAACCGACAATCTAGCAGGTAAAATCGCGCGGTATAGGCGATAGTTTGGCTGGAGTCGGGCAGATCGCCGTTTAGGATTTGCAGCTGAACCTTGCTTGGGGTCAGCTCGTCAAATCGATCGATGAGGTCGTTGCGCAGGTTAAAAAGGTATTTCATTGTTCATAAACGACGTTCGGGGTAAAATCAAAAACAAAATCAAAAACAGCGGGGTCAGTAATTGGTTCAATCGCGACATTGCCTATAGTACCATCATGCGGAATAGCACGGAAAACGGCAGCATCGTTACCAAAATTACCGCTAAAAATCATTTGTTGATGGTTGTCTAGGTTGCTAATCTTAACGCGATTTGTCTCAAGTTGGACTGCAATAGGGTCGATGGCTTTATAAACCATCGGCAACGTTATATTTCTTCGAGCATGACTATCCCATATCATTATAAAGTTAGGATCAAATGTAATTTGAAGGTTGCGTTTATCAGCAGCAACGATAGGGTCGCCATTCATTTTATAGTCAGCAGGAACTAATTCAAGTGTAAGAGTCTGTCGGTCATAGAGGCAGTAAAACCTAAAAGTCCGAACATCAGATTTAAGTTTAACAGTATAACCACCTGAATGTAGACCGTTGCCATCCCAAGTGTGTAGGTATTTTTCCTCTGTACAATTTACCAACTCATCCCAAATAACACCGCTGTTATCAGAGCTAGAAGTGTTATTGTCTGAGCTAGAGTCGTCCTCGTTAGAGTTACCCATATTAGAGCCATCCAACTCAGCGATAAAATGCCCATCAATCTGCGACAATACCAACACCATCACTGCCCCTGCCCCCACCTGCTGGCGAACCACGCGCGGCAAATGGCTCTCCAACGGCTCAGCGGCATAAGCCAGTTTTGCCGCTTCGCGCGTGCCGATATACAACGCCAAGTCAAATGCTCCACCATCGCGATTGTCAATATCTAAAAACACGCGGTCATCTGCCGTGCGTAACAATGCGTCATTCAGAACCAGCTGCACAAGACCGTTGTTGTCCTTGCCGTTGATTTTGATGTGGTTGAGCATAGCAACTTGACCATTGATGACGGTTTCAAGCGGATAAAAACCGACGGTGGGGGTGACATCAATTGCTAACGTGCGTCCAATAGGCTGTAACATGATTTGACCTCGATGGGTGGTTGTGGAAAATTGCACGAGTAAAAACTAGTGCGCGGCAAAACGACGGTATGCGTCGGCTAGTTTTTTGTCATACTGATTAGTTTTGTAGCCTGCACCATTATAACGGTAGGCAAAGGTTGCCCAATCGTGGCGTTGCAGCTCATCAACCAGTTTATTTGTCTTGATAAAACGGCACATCGCGTCCAGTTGGCTCGCCTCGTCACGATACATCGCATTGACAAATGCCTGTAGCGAAGGATAGCCCAAGTTGCGCCAGTGGTAGCCCATGATTTGACCCAAGCCCCAGCTACATGCCTCCAGCGCGGACTCGCGGTGATATTGGGACGCGGCATTGAGGCGGTCGGGCTGTATCGCGCTGCTGCCGTATTTGCGACTGCCCCATTTGGGATAGCACAGGTCTGGGCGGTTTTGCATAACTGTGTTACGAGTTTTAGTCAGCCCTTTTTGAGTCAATAGTCGGTAAAAAATATGCGGCTCAAACAAAATCACGGGCTTGCCATCGCTGTAAAAACCGCTGCCGCTGGTCTCAACGCTAATTACTGCCTGCAGCGCGGCACGCTCAACGCCGATTGAGTCGGCGCAGGTCTGGATTTGCGCAAGGATGAGCTTTTTGTTCGCTGGGGTTGCCATTAGCAGTCCTTAAAAATCTTTTGTAGGCGCAGGTTGAACAAGTTGCGCTTGTAAGCGCGGCGTTGTTTTTGCAGTAAATGCCACATCAGCAGCATGGCGGTGGTCAGAGCGACAAATCCAAGACGGATAAACAACAGATGCGGCGGCATGGCTGCCCATAATTGCCATGTCTCGTATGTCATATAGACGTTACAAACCAACGCAAACAGCAGGCAACTACGCAAGCCCCACCAAGACACACTGTCGTGCCCACGGGTTTTGAGTAAAAACCAGACGAGACTGGCGGCTGATAGCAGCATTAGAGTAAATATAACTTTAATCATTTATCCACCCCCAGCACTTTGGCAACCCATTCGGGCAAAAGCTCTTTGATGCGCGCGGAATTTAAAACAGCGATCGCAAGGCGCAAAATAAAATAACCACCAACCGCCCATAAAAAACTGACCAACACGACCAAATCCTCAGAACTGTTGAGCCGCCCCATCAACTCAAGCGATCCTCGAGTAAAAAATAACCCTGCGCCAAACCCCAGCAGCACATGCCCAACGCTGGTAGCCGATGGGGGGAATTTTCTGTCCTCGCCAAATGCCAAATAACTGCCTAGCGCACCAATAACCGTGGCAATCAGCATGGACAGTGTGACGGGCGCAAGCTCGGGATGCAAAACGGGGGCGGCAAACGCCACACTACTGCATAACCAAAGCGACGCGGTGATGCTCCAGCCCAGCAAATAGCCCACAGTATCTAAAATAACGGTTGGTTTGATGGTCATGGTCAGTCCCAAATCTTAATTTGCGGTTGCACGCTGCCGACAGCTGCGGTAAACGGTAAAACGACGGTAGCACGCATAGGTAGCAGAGCGTGGGGTGCGTGATCGGGATTAAGTTCAACCAATTCAGGTAAATACCGCCCCGACTCACTACCGAAAAATCGATAGGCGATGCGATCTAGCGTGTCAAATTGCTGCGCCTGTGTGGTGCGCAAAATACTCATGCTCTGCCCTCACAACAGGCGTACGCGGTTGCGCGTGCGTCCCGTTAAGTCCGCCAAACAATGGCTAACAATGCGGCGCAAGCGGTCTGATTTGGTGCGCTCATTGTTTGCACGTGTATAGCCTTGTCCAATGGTGTCAAAGTCAGCATGTTCATCACACATCAATGCCGCCGCCTCATTCATAACAGCGCGCACATAGGTGCGCCGCCATGTCGGGTTTTGGTGGTATAAAAAGCCAGTGTCGCTCGTAGCTGTGCAGGCGACGGCTGGAAGAGAGCTTTGAGGCGTACGCGCTTGCAAACGGTGGTGATGGCTAACCTGCGCTGGGGCGTGCTCCCAAACGCAAGTGGGTGTGACGGCAGCGACGTGAACAAACAGCCCTGCTGAAGCTAGCTCGCCATTGATGGTGTCGTAGGCGTCACGGATATAGCCGACGATGCGCGCTGTGCCTAGGGATTTATCGACGCGCATCAGATCGATTAGATCGGCGGTGCTCATCGACGGGTACTGGTCGATGGGATTTGGCACGATGTGACTGTCGATTTGTTGATTGATGAGCATACGTTATCCAAATGGCGGTAGTCGGCATTGAGTTGCGATGGAGCGATGAGTCACCGCCAGCAAGCCTTGCCGAGCCGCCAACCCGCGGGTGGGGTTTATTCGCTTGCCTTGAGTTTGGCAAGATCAGTTTTGCAACCTGCGCCATCGTCCAGCATGATGGCACGTTCGTAGGCTTTGATAGCCTCTTTGGGTTTATCATCGCGCAAGGCATTGCCGTAGGCGCGGTAAAGCTTGGCGCGCACGGGGTCTGGCATATCGTGCGCGTTGGTGATATCAACGGCACGCGCGAGGGTATCTGTGTACGTGGCCGCGCTATCAGATCGTTTGATAATTTCGCTAGCAAACTGCTCGGCATACACGGTCGCCACGTCACGGCTAAACGGCTCGGGCATTGCCATGTTATTGAGCAGGGCAAATTCGGCGATATCTGTAGCGGTGCTAAAGTCGTGTGTGTCAAGTGCCCACACCATAAGCTTCAACAACATATCGTTTTGTGCGCCAACACCTGCTGCCAGCGTGCCTTCAATCCACGGCTTATAAAACGGCAAGAACTCGGCTTTAAGCTGATTTTTTTTGCTGTGCGACTGGATGCCTGACAGCTGCTCCCAGTCATTGAAAAATTTAAGCTCAATGGAGCTACCTATTTCGGGTTCGGCATCGATGACTGGGGCGGTCTGACGGGTCATAGTCGTACCCATGGGTCGGGAATTGGCTTGGCGAGCCAGTTTTTCGGCTCGCACACGCTCGAAATGGTCGCGTAAACTGCTCATTAGCCCTCCACCTCGATGTGACCGATGAACGCGACTTTGTCGTAGTCTTCGACGACGAAGCACTCATTGACCGATTGATAATCGGCGGTGCGATTCCATTCGGGTTCGTCGCGGAAGAAGCGTCGCAGCGTGCCGCGCTGTTGATAAATCGACAAGTTGTCGTAGCTGGTAATCAGCAATGCGCCTGTTGGGAAATACGCAGGGGTATCGACTTTGCGTGTACCCAACTGGGTTTTTTGATACAAACCGTTGGCGGCAATTTGTTCAGTGGGGCTAAGCACTTGATTGATAAGGCTCAGGTATTTATCAGACACCAATCCAGCGGAGGTGATGGCAATCAAATCAGTATTTTGGCGGAAACGCTCGGCGATAAGCTCATTGACTGCCATTTCGACCAGTGCGTCGATAGTTTTAAATTCATGAACAGCACCGACCTTGATGCTCTCGATGTAGCGTTCGGGCGCGTGGTCGCGGATTTTTTGCAACCAGCCGATATTCACGTCTTGTAGCTCGGGGTATAGCTCTTTGTTGCTGGTTTTGGCACGGTGCGTACCATTAAATCCGATGATTTGCTTATCCTGCGCCACAGCTTTGACGGCGAGGCGCGCTAAGCGTTGCTGGAAATCAGAGAACGCACCCCAGTTGTCGATGACTGCCCAGTCATACGCGACATCGTAGTTAGTTTGGGTGCATAAATAATCGTCGTCGGTCAGTGTACCGATGGTGGTAGGGCGACGCGGCTGAATACGGGTGTCGGTATTGCTGGCAATACGCTTGTCGTTGCCGAGGGCAAGCTTTGGGCCTGAGGCTTGTTTGACCATGACCATGTTTACTTTGCTCAAAAAGTCGGCTTCTTTTTGGTAGGCTTCGATCAAGGTTTGCTGTTTGGCTGGGGTTACGTTGAAGGGAGCGGCAAAGCTTTCAGCACCGTTGATGGTGGCAACGCGATTTTTGTAGGCGTCTAAGCCTTGGCGAGTAATATCGTCTAAAACGTACATGACATGTCCTTTTAAAAACCAAATCAGTAATCGGTTAGCGCGTGACCTGAGCCCACGAGCGGCACTGATGTAGTGGGAGCTGGTGCATTGGCAAATTCTTGGCGTAAGTCGGTGACGGCTTGGCTAAGCGTTTGCACGGCGGCGGCAATTTCGGTCAGCTGTGACTGATGGTTGCTGACTTTATCGTCCATTTTGCTAAATGCGCTGAGCACTGCATCCTGCTCAGCTGCGCTTAGGCCGCTAGGTTTTTTGTTAAACAAGTTGGCAAGCTTTTGCAAAAACGTGTCAGAGTCCTGCACGGGCTGAGGTTCGTGCGCGGCAGGTTGAGTGGTCAGCGCGGTTGGCTCGGTGGCGGTAGACGTGGCTGGTGCATTAGCGGCATTGTCGATAGTCATCAAAACAAGCTCCGTGGGTTCGGCGATGAGTGCATCTTGGGTATTGGTGAATTTAAGCGGCTCTGTACCGCGACTGGCTGGGGTGTCAGTAACGGCAAGCCCAACAAGATAAGCGCGGCCTGTGTCAGCAAACTTTGGGTAAAACTCAATGCTTGTAAACAGTTTTTTGCCTTCGCGGTTGGCATCGACGAGCACGGGCAGCGCAGATAGCGTGGCGTACAAGCACATAAGCTGCGTGTCCACGCCGTTAATTTCAAACGTCTCAATCTGAGCATCGACAGCAATAACATCACCGAGCACAGGATAGTTTGTCGCCCCAAGCCCTGCCCAACCCCCCATGTGCTCAACGTTGATACGCGCGGTATATTCAACGGGGTCATACGTGTCTGCCATATCAAGCAGTTGTTCACGCGACAATGAGCGTCCATCCACCGTCTGCCCCTCACGGGCGACGCGGAAGCGTTTGACAACACGTTTACCTGCTAAATCCATAATTAATTCTCGTTTTGTGTGATTGCGGCTCTATTGGTTTTAGTTTGCGGTGCACGTCAAGTTGTAGCAAATAATCGTTTACCGCAAACACGCGTTTGCGGTATCAAAAACAATGGCAATGCCCGTGCGCGCCTTTAATCTAAAGTAATGGACACTTTAACTGACAAACGTGAGCAAGCCCGACTGCTGTATGCACAGGGGCTGGGAGTAACCCAGATTGCTCGCCAACTTGACGAAAACCGCGCCACTGTCGCGAGCTGGAAGAAGCGCGACGGTTGGGTGCGTGCCGATATTTTTAGCGACGTAAATTTAGCAATAAAGGCGCGGCTGCTCGCGCTTATCGGCATGGACAAAAAGGGCAATGGTGAATACAAAGAAATTGATGAGCTGATGCGCCAGCTTGAGCGCGTGGCAAAAATCCAAAAATACAACGACAGCGGCAACGGGGCGGACTTAAACCCAAATCTAAAAAAACGCTACAAAGAAGACCGCAAAACGCCTGCTAAAAACTTATTTACCGACGATGAAATCGTATCGCTGGAAGAAGCATTTGTGCGCTTGCTGTATCCGTTTCAGCAAGCGTGGGTTGATGTGTTAAATGGACAAAAAGAAAATGGCAAGCAAAAGCATGCCCCTGCCCGAATTTTTATGATGTTAAAAAGTCGGCAAATCGGAGCAACTTATGTAGTGGCGATTTGGGCGTTGATTAATGCGCTACGCACCAAGAAAAACAAGATCTTTTTGTCAGCGTCGAAGGCGCAGGCATATCAATTTTTGGAGTATGTCAAAAATTTTGTCTTTGAAGTGCTCGGGCGTGAAATAAAAGGCGATCCGCTGGAACTGTCGTTTGAAGATAACACCAAGGTGACGTTTTACTACATGGGGACAAACGCACTGACCGCGCAAGGGCGGCATGGCGATGTCATCATGGATGAGTTTTTCTGGATTCGTAAATTTGATGAGTTTCGCGGTGTGGCATCGGGCATGGCATCGCAGTCGCAGTATCAGCAAATTTATTTATCTACACCCAGCTCAATTTTGCACCAAGCCTACGCGTATTGGTCAGGTAAAGACGGGGTCGGTACGCAGGACATCGATGTCAGCCACGCAACGCTTAAAAAACCAACGTTATGTGCCGATGGAAAGTGGCGGCAAATGGTGACAGTCAAAGATGCGATCAAGGGCGGCTTTGACAAGCTTGACCTTGAGCAGCTTGCCAAGGAATACACGCCCGACCGTTTTGACAATTTGTTCATGTGCGTGTTTTTGGACGATAGCAGCAGTTATTTTCCGTTATCGATCCTTGAGCCGAATATGATTGACAGTTGGCAGGTGTGGAAGGATTTTAAGCCGCTAGGCAGTCGCCCGTTTGCACGCCCCGTATGGGTTGGCTATGACCCGTCGTTTTCAGGCGATAATCCTGCCTTGGCCGTTATCGCACCGCCCGACAACGTCAATCAGCCCTACCGATTGCTTGAGCGTAAACACCTCGATCACATGCCCCCCATGCAGCAGGCGCAGTATATTCAGCAGATTTGCCAGCGGTATCAGGTAGCGTTCTTGGGCATTGACGTGACAGGTGCAGGGATTGCGGTGGCGGAGCACGTCAAGGCATTTTACCCAAATTACACGGCAATTAACTATAGCATTGATGTCAAAACAAGGATGGCGTTACGCGCTAAAGAGCTATTCCAGCGGCGTAAGCTGCATTTTGACGCAGGGCTAACGGACGTTGCCAAGGCGTTTATCGCTATTAAACAACAAGTGACGAGCGGCGGCGGACGCATGACGTTGGTGGCAGCACGCTCGAAAGAGACGGGGCATAGTGATGTGGCATGGGCAATCATGAACGCACTAGAAGCCGCCCCACTCGCTTCAACCGAAACCCCTGCCGCGACCCAATCACGTGTCGCGGTGCACCGCTAAGGATAAACGATGCACAATTTTTTGATGACTAGCTTCGGCGAACCCGAGCCCGTGCTAGATGGTCGCAAACTATTTGAGTATGATTTTTGCCCACGCATGGGGGACTACTACGAGTATCCCTACGACATTGCCGCTGTAGCAAGCCTGTACCGCGCGACCAGCCACCACACCAGTGCGCTGGTGACCAAGCGCAATGTTTTAACGAGTTTGTTTATCCCAAATGACCGCCTAAGCCGCCGCGACTTTGAGTCCCTCGTACAAAACTGGCTGGTGTTTAACAACGGCTATCTGCAATTACAACGCAGCCAAGGTGGCAACGTCATCAAAGCGCGTGCGAGACTGGCACGCACCACGCGACGGGGGGTGGATGATGGCGTGTATTATCACGTCGATTATACTGCTACGCCCCTGTCGTACCGACAAGACGAGGTGGTACACGTGTATAATCCCGACATTCAGCAAGAAATGTACGGCATCCCAGATTATCTAAGCAGCGTCAATGCGATTTTGCTCAACGAAGCGGCGACGCTATTCCGTCGCAAATACTACAAAAACGGGGCGCACGCAGGCTATATTTTGTATTTAAGCGATCCTCTCAGCACGCAAAACGACGTAGACGAGCTCGAGCAGGCGGTGCGCGATAGCAAAGGCGCAGGGAATTTTAAAAACTTGTTTATGTACGTGCCAAACGGCAAGCCCGACGGTGTCAAAGTCATTCCGCTTGCCGAAGTTGCCGCAAAAGACGAGTTTCACAACATCAAAATCGCCAGCCGCGATGATCAATTGGCAGGGCATCGTGTACCACCGCAACTAATGGGCATCGTACCTAACAACACGGCAGGATTTGGCGATATCAAAAAAGCTGCTGAGGTGTTTTACTGGCATGAGATTCACCCAATCAAAACCTTGCTGCTTGACATCAACGAAGCAGCAGGGGATGAACTGATAAAATTTGGCGAATATTCTCTGACTGCGATTAGCAATTAACGATTAGCAATTAAAAAGTTAAAACGTGTCGCAGCCGACACGTTTTTGACTGGCTGCCGCTTGGCAGTAGAGTTATAGTAGCTCCGACAGCGGCTGAAAACGCTGTAAAATCAAGGAGCTAACACGATGAAAACCTACAAATCAACGACCCGTCAAGAAGTGCTGTACATCAACAAAAACAGCGTTCAGCTTGCAACCGACCAAGGCATACCGCTGGCGATCACAAACTTACAAATCGCGCCCGACAGCCCACATTACATTTTTGTACAAGGCAAAGACTACGCTTACAAAGCGCGCTACCTAACGCGCTTAATTATCAACGCAGGCATCGAAGCACTAAACCAAGCCACAAAATCAGATTTTGCATAATCGCATAAACAAATAGAGCAAAGCCCCAACCGTACGTTGGGGCTTTGCTCTAGGCTCTATACAAACAATCGAAGCTAATCGTTGGCTGAACAAAAAAAACATCGTCAAAATTGACGATGTTTTTTTGTTTTAAACTTTTGGTTATAAGCATTCGCAGACCAAGGTCTCCAGCTCATCATAGTCCATTGCCGTGTAGGTGTTGGTCAATTCCTCGTCTTCGCCTTCATAAACGCTGATATAGACAATATCGGGGCGTACTTTTATCACAATATAAAACTGGGGCTTGGTAATAGTCACAGTGCTGTCGCTGTGTTCGACGTGTAAAGTATCGGCGTGGCGGTAAACAATAGCAGCGGTATGCGCAAGTGTAAACAT